GGATCGAACGGTCCGGCCACCCCGGCAATTCTACGGGACTGCCGTAGTTGTCGGTGGTGGTGAGCGGCGACCATTCGAAGATGTGCACCTCGTCGCCGAAGGTCTTGAGCGGTGTGTGAACGGCAACAACGGTCGCCATGCCATCATCAGACGACCATCAGGTGACGGTCGCTCCCACACTGATCGCCCGCCACAGGGCATAGATGGTCATGCCGCCGGCGGTCATGTTGTTGGTGGCGACGGTCAGCTGCACCGTCGTGTCGTTGACCAGCGCCCAGTTGCCGGTGTTCTGCAGCACGTTGCCGCGGGTGGTGGTGGTTGTGGTCCACACGTGGCCGGCGGCGAAGTTGGTGCCGTTCGCCGTGGTGGCGGCGGTGAACAGGGTGGTGTTGGTGGACACCCCGAGCGCCAAGGTGCCGGTGCCGCCGGTCGAGGTGATCGACGAGGTGACCACACCGAAGCACCACATCAGCACTGTGCCGGTCACGGTGAAGATGGTCACCGGCGAGTTGGCCGTGGTCCAGGCGACAGGCTGGGTCACGTCCGGCTTGGAAAAGCGCGTGAGCGTGCCAAAGCCCCATTCGACGCGCTCCAGCACAGAACCATCATAGTTCTGTGTGATCTTGGACGTGTCGGCCCGGTTGTCGGACGAATTGCTGCCGATGATCCAATCGACCGGCAGCCGCTGGTAGGAAGGCATGGATCACCCCCGTTCGGATGCGGCTGCCGCCGGCGTGGCGCGACGGCCCCTGTCCGCAGATGCCGCCACATTTGTTTCCGCCTCCGCCGGCGGCGGCTGAATGATTCTGGAATAATTGCGCTCGAACGCCGCTGTCCAGCCGCCGAACGATCGTCCGCTGCCGGGCTTCGGCCGTTTGGCATCGTATTCGGCCTTGATCTCCTTGGCCTCCTTGTCCAGCGGCTGCATCGCCGCACTGGGCGGCCCCGCCCATTCGATCACGCTGCCCTCCTCGTGCAACCGCGGGTCGATCTTGCGCGATCGATCTTGCAGATAGTGGGGCTTGTTGAGGCGGTACTTCGGCATGATCGGCCTCAATTAGACGCCGGTGGTGGCGCCGGCAGCGGTCGACACATAGGCATCGACATTCATGACGATGCCGGCCGAGAACGTGCCGGTTGAGAGGTTGCCGTTGTTCGGCGTATACAGCAACCGGATGTAGCGCTCATAGGGCACCGCATCGGATGCAATCGGCATGGGGAAGAAGAACTTGGTGCCCGCCGGCGTCAGCGCCGGCAAGGTGCCGAGCGTCGCCACTGTGGTTGGCGAGGAAAAGCCGGAGTTGTCATCTGTCTGCAGCGTGATGGTGAGCGTGGAATCGTTGCCGGCATCGCTCATCCCCACCTCGCAGAACACAAAGATGAACAGGTCCTGCCCATAACCGAGATTGCGCCCGGTGTTGCCGATGGCCAGCGGCCCGGTGTCGATGACATTGGTGGACGCCGCCGCCGCGGTGATGGCCTGCGAGTCCGAGAACAGGTTTTGAGCGTCGGTGATCATGGCGTCTGTCCCTTGCTCTGATGCTACAGCACCGCCGATTCGGTGTTGAGCAGCTGATCGACAAGGCGGATCGGAATGCCGTCGAAGGACAACTTCGGCTTCCCTTCCTCGTTGCCGGCGGTCAGATACACGTTCGGGCGGTTCATGCACTGGATGCGCAGCATGGTGCGCACTGTGCGGTTGCAATAGAAGGCAGTGTTGCCGCTGGAGCCGGTCGGCAGCTTTTCCACCGCCACGGCCATCAGCTCCAGCAGGTCCGCGGCCGATGCCTGCGCGATCAGGTTCGACACGTCGATGTTGGCGATGCGCACCGCATATTTCCAGTTCTTGACCACGAGGCCGCAGTCCCACTGGTACAAATCCATGAAGGCGCGGAAGCGGTTGCCGTTGGCGTCGAAGGCGTCCTGCTCGCCGAGGTCCTGGTGGTTGATCCCCGCCTTGGACCCTTTGGGATAGATGCCGAACACGCCCTCCTCCGACCATCTGATCAGCCAGATCGAAGTGTTGTCGGTGCCGCGGCCGAGGCCGTCGACGATATTCTCGGCATTGGCCGGACCGGAGTCGTCGGAATAGCGCGTTGCGAGCCCGGTGAACTGTTCGGGATCGAGCGCCGTGTTGCCGTAGAACAGTTTCGAGGCGAAGGTCTGCGCCATCGATTCCAGCATCGGCCGGCTCTCGGACAGCCGGAATTCGGCCGTGTTGCCGTTGAGGCTGGCTTCCTTGACGTCGATCTGGGTGCGCGCCTCCATATAGGCGAGGCCCTCGTCGACCTGCGTGGTCGTCGATTTCGACGATGGAACGCCCTGGTTCAGCATGCGGAAATAGACCGTCGGCAATCCGGTCCGGATGCTGACCCGGTGGCCGGTCGGCAGGTTGCCTTCGCGGAAGATCACGTCCTGCACGACTTCATTTGCCTGGTTGAGGATCTCCGCAATTGCCGCGATCGACCCGTCGGGGTCCATGCGTTTGGCATGATCGAGGAGCGTAAGAGATGTTCCGATGACAGCCATGGTCAGCTAGCCTTCTTCTCTGCGAGTGCCGGCCAGATGCGTTCGGCCAGCGACTTCTGTTGCGGCGTTGTGGTCTGCTGCAGCGGCGCCGGCTGGTTCCCCGGCACCGAACCGTTCACCATCTGCATGAGCTTTTCCAGCAAGCTCACCACTGGCGCCGGATGCATCGCCTTCAGGTCGGCGAGCAACGGATCGACTTCCTCGGCAGAAAGCGTCCCCCTCGTTTTCAACCCCGTCAGCCATTGTGACACCGCCTCGATGCGCGCCTGCGCATTGTCGCCGAGGGCCTTCAATTGTGCGGCGCGAAATTGCACGGCCGCATTGTAGCTGTCGATCTTCTGCTGCGCGTCGATGGCAAAGAGCTCATTGACCGCTTCCTGGCTAAGGCCATGCTTCTTGGCAAAGGCGCGCACCAGAGGAATGCGCGGGTCCTTTTCGTCGAGGCGAAAATCCTCGCGCCGGAACGGCTCAGGCAACTTGAAGTCAGCCGGCAACTCGAACTTGTAATCCTCCGGCTTCTGCGGCAATGCCGCGCGCCGCTCGTTCTCGCGCCGGTGGAACTCGGCCAATTCTGTGTAGTGCTTGCCGAAATCGTCGAGCTTGATCGCCCCCGCCTCGGCATTCCAGAAGGCATCGGGCAGGAACCCGGGCTTCTGTGCCGAGGCGGGCGGCCCCGCCGGCGCGGCCTGCGAGGGAGGTGCGGCCGTGGCCGCAGCCGGCGCCGTCGATGTGGAAGCAGGATTTGGTTCGTTTGCCATCGCGGTCGTCACTTATCGCAGCCCACCACCGGGCAGCAACGCACGCCGGCAATATGGCGCAGTTCCGGACATGGTTGGCAACGCACGTTCGGCATCAGGACGGGGCGCGCTCGGTCAATAGCCGCCGCCCCTGCTCGATCATGTTTTCCAGCATGGACACGATCCGGCGGCCACCCTCCAGATCGCGCAATTCGGCATCGGTCGCCGCCGGCGGCAGCACGCGCTCCTTGGTCTTGGCGCGCAAAAAGGCCAGCAATATTTCGCCGTCGGGGGTCAGGAACAGGCGCGCACAGGCCTCCTCGACGCGCCGGTCGGGCGGCGACTCCAGCCGCCGCGGCCCCAGATGTTCCCATGCCGCGGGCTGCTTCATGGCACCGCTTCCCCGCCGACAATGCCGACCGGCGGCGGCGCGATCTCGCCCGGGCGCCCGGCCACGAAATTCCTCAGGATCGGCATCAGCTGCTCGATGGCATCGGCAATCTTGGCCTCATCGCGCAACAGGTTCTTGTCCACTCCCAACAGGCGCGCCAGGCGGTCGGCATAACGCACCACGTCGATGACGATCATCGTGATCTGCGGCCCGAACCGCGCTGCCAGCATTTCCGAGAAACGGTCGAGGCGGATCACCTCCTCCTGTTCCTGCGCCCGCAGCAATGGCGACACCGGGCCGACGGTGACTTCGCTGCCGTTCAATTCGATCCGCGGCAGTACGCCGCGGCGCGCGAGAAGATAGGCAAACCGCCGGGCAATGCCGTATTGCAATTCCTCGACCAGATTGGTGGCGGGGCTGCCCATGCGGCGCGCCCGCTCTGCCGCCTCGTCGGCCCACTGGGTTGCGGTCGGCGGCGTCTTGCCGAGCTGCTCGGGGCGGTCCTGGTAATGGGCGCGCCGGATCGCCGACCGCACCTCATCGATCTCGAACACCTGGATGTCGAACCTGGCGCGCGATTCGATCACCACCGGCTCACGCGAGCCGGGTGCGCGCGCGATCCATTCGCCGGGATTGATGCCCTGGCTGACATTGGTGACATGGTCGTCTTCGTAGCTGACGTTCGGGTCGACATGCTTGTCGTAGTTCTTCAGACTCAAATAGCGGATGTGGTTGATGGTCTTGACCGCCGGGATCGAGCGGTAGGTGGGACCAACACCCCAGGCGGTGGTGGAATCGCGTGACCAGCGGGCCACCACAAATGGGCAACACCCCTCGCCGGTCCAGGTCTTCTCGTAGATCAGCCTGCCATTTGCGCGCACTACGTAATGCCAGGTCTCGGTGCCGCGCTCGCTCCAATCGCGCCAACAGCCGTCGGCAATCTCCACTTCGGTCGTCGCTTCCTCGGGTGCCGGGCCGATCGCGCGCAGATCGGCCTCCGGCCACACCGAAGGAATTTCCTCATACAGATAATTCATGCGCGGCCGGAAGATGCCGTCGATGTAACCGAATGGACCGCGCGTCAGTCGCACATCGGTGGCCGCGATCGCCTCGCAATGGATCGGCTTCGCCGCATCGATGTCATTGATCAACAACACCATCGTGCCGGGGCCGAGGTCGTAATAACCTTCCTGCAGCGCCTGATACAGGTTCGAGCGCCGCATCTCCTCGAACATTACCTGCTGATAACGCGCCAATTGCTCCGCCAGCTGCCGGTGCTCGGCCCGGTCAAGGGTGCGGCGCGGTGCCCACTCGAGCCAGTCGTTCTTGCGCGGCGTGAAGGTGTTGAGCATGTCGGCGGAGAAGTCCTCCAGCACCGTCATCAGCGTCTCGTCGAACACCTCGTCGAGCTGATCCGCCGGCTGCAATGTGCCGATCCGGTGCCGCCATGGCATGCCGTACTTGTAGCAATCGGCGAGCCGCGCCCGATGGCGGGAAAAATCCGTCTCCGCCCGCGCCAACCGACGGTTGAATGCCTTGAGTCGCTCCGGTTCCGGCTCTGCCGCCGCACGGGGAGGCAACCGCGTGATGGAGGCCATCAGCCGCTCCCCAATACGGATTTGAGGAATCCGCTACTGTCGAACGCCCCAACCAGGGAACGGACGCCGCGGCTCGGGCCGCGCAGCAGCGTCTCAAGCCGCAATTGCTCCTGGATTGCCCTGATCCGATCCTCCTCCGCCCGCCGCGCCTCCTCCTGCCGGAGCCGCACGATTTCCGGGTCCTCAGCCGGAATTGGCGTGGGCGGCATCGATGGTTTCTTGAACATCGACATCTGGCACCTTCAATTGCTCCGCTCCCTGCGCCACAAGATCGCGATACAATGCCCCCGGCAGCAACGCACGGCTGCGGATGCCGCACAGGGCCTTGATCGCCCCCACGCAGGAAAAGCAGGGCGGGAACAGCCGCCGCGCCTGTTGCGGCACGATCCGCAGGATGTGCGGGCGGCAGGCGGCAACCCATTCCCCATAGATGGCGGCACATTCCGGCCCCTCCGGCAAGGCCCGGATCATCAGGGAACGCGCCGACGGATTGAAGAAAATCCACAATTTGTGCTCGGCATCATAACCGGCGGCGGCCACATGGCCGAAAGCCCCCCGCAGGATGTGCGACCACGGCGCCGCGGCCGGGCCGAAGAACAGATGCCAGGCCCTCACCATCCCCTGATCCCGGCGCTGCGCTGGAACGGATTGTAGGGCCGCCGCGTCGGCACTACCGGCTTGCGCTCGCTGCTGGCCACCAGGACCGATCGCCCCTCCCCGCCGCCCACCAACAGATATTCACCCGCCTCGCAGATGTGGCTGTATTGGTTCTTCTCCGCCTCCTCGGAATATACCTCCCCCGAAACACGGCGCCGCCGCAAATGGTAGCCGCCGGCCATCCCGGTGATGTAGGTCGTGCATCTCGGATCGACCAGCAACGCCACCGGCCCGCCCGAGGCCGACCGCCGCGTCAGCACGGCATTCACCGCCTCGCGCCGCAACGATGCCCGGTTCTGGGCATCCCAGATCGGCATCACCGGCATGCCATGAGCCCGGAACACATCGAACGGCGTGGTGTCGGTCGCCTGTCCGCGCACCGCCCCGGACGGGTCGCCCCAGAACTGGAACACGAACCCCGGATAATGTTCCTTCAGATAGGTCCGCAATGCCGGCGCAAATTCCACCGCCGAGACATTGCGGCCGATGAATTCGCGCTGGATGTACCAGTCGCCGCGCAGGCACTGCCCGATCAGCGCCGCCGGGTTTCTCCCAAAATCCAACCCCACCTGCACCTTCACCCCGGCGATCGGTTCCAACGGCTTCTTGGCCACATGGGCATCGCGCCGGAACGCCGGATACACCGGCCGCCCGTCGGTCACCACCGACGACCGGTTCATGATGTTGGCGTCGATCCAGGCCCGCGTCTGCCCGCCGATCTTCTCCATGTAGAAGTTCGGCGGCAGATGCTTCAGATTCTCCGCCTTCGGATTCGGCTCGTACCCGATCAGCTCGCCCTTGTCGTCGAACTTCTCGATCAGCCCCGGCGGCTGCATGAAGAACCGCCAATTCGGCGGCCGCACCAGCGCCCTCCGCTGCTCCTCGCTCATCCACTCCGGCGGCGGCACATCGCCGCGCATGATCGGGATCCAATGATCAGCCGGCGGCGCATTGGTGTCGATGATCATGCCACCATACTTGCAGCCACCATCCTTCACCGCCGGATATCGCGGCGGACACACCCGCTCCGCCAGCGCCATCACAAACCCAAGCTCGAAATACTGCCCCTCGTTGATCCAGATCATCGAGGTGTCGAGCGACTTGGCATACGAATCGGCGTCCCGGATGTCCTCCAGCGCCATGAACGTCACATCGAGCTCCAGCGGCCCCACCCGGATCTCGTGCTTGAACGGCTTCGACCAATAGAACCGACCGAACTCCTCGGGCGGAAACCAGTCCAGCCACGTCTTGACCGTCGTCTCCTCCAATTTCGGAAACGTGTCACGGAAGATATGCGCGCGAAACCGCTGCCGACCGTCCCGCTGCCGCGGCTGCGCCACCGCATGCTGGTAGATGTTCATGCAGCAACACGACGAGGTGCCAGATCCCACCGGACCCTGTATCACCCGCACCCGCGAGGTCGTGTCCGCCATGAACGCATCAAGCACATCACCGTCAGGCACAAACTGACGCATGACACCTCACCGCGCCGGCGGTTCAGTCACCTGCCGCGCCGCCGCACGCATCATCGCAAGAATGTCGTGCTGCAGATAAGATGCCGCCGCCGCCAGATGATGGTCGACCATCTCCCCTTCCGGTCGCTCAAGCCCCGTCACCACGTCCCCCGCACCATCCACATAGGCAAACACCATCGCCCTGATCCGCCCAGCCCGCGCATGCTCAAGCATCTGCGTCAAGAGCTCAATCACCCCAGCCACCGGAGCGCCAGGCAAACGCCGCACCACCTGCAATTCCCTCACCTCACTCATCGCCGCCTCCCCCGCCGCGGCGCACGCCTGAAACCGCGCGTCGCATAATACGCCCGCACCTGCCGCCCACTGTACGTCCGCCCACTCGGCGACCGGTACCGATCCCGACCAACCTTCCGAAATGGCATCCTCACCTCCCCACCAAAATCGACGACCGCCGCCCACGATGCTGCGCCACCTGCTCCATAACCAAATCCATCAGCAGCCCAGCCCCAAAATACAAATCAGACGGCGAATGCTGCCGCGTCGCAGATACCGACACCTGACCAGTACCCATCACCGCCACAACCCCAACCGACAACACACGCCCAGCCCGCGCCTCCCTCAACACCGCCTCCAACACCCGCGCCACCTCCGGATTGCCAACCGTCGCACCCTCACCCAAAATCTCCTTCACAGCCCCGTTCACATCGCCCATCAAGCGCCTCCATCGCTCCAGTTAACCCACGGAAATTCCACCACCAACGGTTTGCGCCAGAAATCAATCGGGGAACATCCGCACCGGCGCGAGCGCGGGTTTTGCCCCCCCGGGGGCGCGCCGGCACCGCCCGCCGGATCGCGCGGGCTTCGCGCGACCATCACGCGCGTGAGCGTCGCTGGGCTGGCGCGGGTGGACTGCGGCCGGAGCGCGTTGCCGATCACGGCTTCTCAACCGGATCGTGCTCGATCAGTGGCTTAGCGGCGGAGCCCGCCTGATCGCCGATCACGTCGGCATCGCCGCTGCCCTCGCGCTGAGCCCGCCGGGCGCCGAGGACGATCGTGTAACCGACCTGCACGTCGTTGCGGATGTTGATGCTGTGGCCGGTCTGCGGCGCTTGGATGCCGTTCAGCGCCAGGATCGTGCGCGCTGCGTCTAGGCTCACGTGCTCGCTCGTCGCATGCAGGAGCGCGACCATGCGCGCAGCGGCCGGCATTGACGCGCTGCCGATCCTGCGGCGGACTTCGCGCGCGATGAACACCTGTACGTGATCGCGTGATAGCTGTCGGGAGAGATGCTCGCGGGAGATGCCGACGCGTTCGGCGGCGGCGGTTTGCGTCGAGCAGGCGCCGGAGAGCAGCAGCTCGATGGCGCGGCGGACTTGCTTGGAGATGCGCGGTGCCTGTGCTGGCGCCTGGGGCGCCTGGGCTGTTGAGTCTGCGGGTGGCAGTTGTGCGAGGACTCGTTTGATGCCGTGCTTGGGCATGCGGGCAGGATCGTGTGGGGTGGCGTGAGGCGCAACGCACGTGAGGCGGAGTGCGAGGCGGGCTCGGCAGCGGGCGGAGCCGAGCGGCTGCCGGGCGGTGTGATGTGTGGGAGGGACGTGGGTGATGTGTGGGAGGGGTGTGGGGAGGGATCGGCGATTTTTGCGGCGCGCGGCAACGCACGGGTGGGGGCGGGTGCGAGAAATGCCTGATTTATGGGCTTTCGTCCTGTGGATAACTCGCAGATTGGCACTTGACACGATCGTGGCGAGCTCGTGGCGATGCGGGTTGATTCGCTGCCGGCAGGGCGCCCGCGACCCCTGCGACGTCCTGCCGCATATGCAGCCCATATATGGCGCTTGACCATATATGGCAATGCGCCGTATATATCGCATCACGCAGGTTGATCCTGCAGCCCGCGCCTCGGGGATCCTCAGGGGCGGAAAACGAAAATGATCACCCACCCGAACCGCTCGAAATCCGCCGCCCTCCGATACGTCGTGTATTCGGTCGCATCTCACAACGCCTTGACCTCGGCGGAGGAGGCGGAAGCCGCCCTTGATCGCGCGCGCCGCAGTCCATCGCTGTGCTACAGCGATGAATTCTTCGTCGTCTTTGCGACCCGCTCGCGCGACGAGTTGCATCGATTCGACGGCGGGCGCTGGCCGCGTGACGCCGAGATCGTGTGGCGCGGCAGCAACGAACTCGCACAGCGATATCGGCGCGCCTGACACTGACATGGCGGGGCACTAGGCCCCGCCAGACTGATGGCCCCGAGGTGGAGCGCAACAGGAGGAAACGATGTACACCATCCGCACACGCAACCCTGACGGCTCGGTCAGGGAGAAATACGAGCCGGACTACGCGTCGGCGCGGTCCGCTTACATCAAGGAGCTGCTGGCCGCCCCGCTAGGGGCGATCATCGAGGTCCCGGAGATGCTGCGCCTCTGGTCCTGGGTCGATGACAAGGAACCCCAGAGACCCCAGAGCCGCCCGTATGCAGCCTATCTTGGCCGGGCTCTGCTCGGCCAATACGAGACGTATCGGGCGGCATGCCGCGCGGCGCGCGACGCCGTAGGAGGGTCGGCACGTGAGTACGACGCGCCGAGCCACCGCGCCATCGTCGCATACACAGACGGCTCGACCATCGCATGGGTCGAGTGAGAGAGGCAAAATTAGCGGGACCTAGCGCCCCGCAGCCCGGCACGCGATCCGCCTCCACGGTGGCGCCGGGCGGGCAACGGCAGGGTGAGCCTGCTGGCAGAGAGATCGCGAGGCGATCCGGCCTTGGCGGGCCGGCAACAGCGAGGGAAAGGTAATGACTATCGATGAAATCGTTACGGGCATCGGCTTTTGCGTTCTGGTCAGGCTGGTGGTGTTTCTCGCCGCCATCGCTTGGACGGATGCCATCAAAACGGTGGCGAGGCTGCCATGAGGCCGGATTTTTATGCTCGCATGCAGCAAGCAAAGGACAGGGCGGCGGCGCGGCGCCATCGCGGGCTGCCGACTGGCAAGGCCGCAAAAGGCTGGTTTGCGAAGCCCAGGCCGGCCGACGCCGACCCGCCGTGGCTGCGGTCAATCGACGATACGTTGATCCGCTTGCGGCTCGCGCTGGCGGACATTCGCGACATGGCCGACAGGCTGGCAGGGAGGCATCCCGATGACATTCCATTCTAAACGCGCGAAGCGCCTTGCGGATCGCCTCCGCGGCGGGCGCACGCTCATGGTCACCTATACCGGCGAAGGCGCGGCCTACGGCCTCGATGACGGGCAGGCCGTCAACGAGGCGGCTGCGCTCGAGCTGCAAGCCGATCTGTTCGTGCGGCCGAACGAGGACGGGCTGTTTCCGGGCTGCTCGCAGACCTGGAAGCGATGGGACTAGAACAGCGCAGCCGGCGGGATTGGCGTCCCGCCGGCCACTTATCGCCCTGCGCTGCTGCCGCGCCAGCGAGGGCACGCGCGCAACACAACGACGATCAGAAGGGCACTCTAGCATGAGAGGGAAACGAAAAACATCCGCCATCATGACCGCCCGCGACTACCGGGCCGCACGCGAGAAACTGGGCCTGTCCAACTATGCGCTCGCGCCCAAGCTCGGCATCCACCTGCGGACCGCCCAGCACTACGAGGCCGGCACGCGGCCGATCCCGCTCGCCATCGCGCGGCTGCTCGAGGCCTGGGTGCGGCACGGGATGCCGAAGGACATCTGAGCCACGCCAGCCCCGGCATGCTTACCGCGGTGAGCATGGCCGCGGCGTGGCCGATGGATTCTGCATTTGCTCAGGATTCCCGGATCCTCGGCGTCGCCAGCGCGCCCGGGCCGCACGCCGCGCGATCCGCCGACGCACCGCGCGCGGTATTCGCCGCCGCGCAGCCACGGCGCGCCGCGACAATTCCCGCATCAGAGCGCGCTGCTCGCGCCGCTCATACGCCGCCTTCAGATGTGCGAGCTTTTCGGCAAATTGCCGGACGGTTACCGCAGCCCCGCCCGGTTTCGGCTTCAGCTCAAGATCAAACCCGCCCGGATAGAGCGCATCGATGATCGCCTGCAATGTCTGCCATTCCGCTTGGCGGCCGCTGCGCGCGTCGGCATGCAACGCCTTGGCATAGTAGCGCTCGGGAAGTCCGGCCACCTCGGAGAATACTTCCATGCCGATGCCGAGCGCGCGTCGGCGGCGCTCGCATTCGAGCAGGATGGCCCGGTAGATCGGCACGACATGCGCACGTTGCGACATGGCCTGCGTTGTCACCGCCCGGCTCGATCCCGCCGATACTTGATCCACGTGATCGGGTAGAGCCATCTGGGCGGATTGGTACGCTTGATGTGCCGCCGCGTCTCGAAGTTCGGCCGCCCCACCGTCAGATGGAATTCATGGCTCAAGGCGCGCTTTCTGTGGCGCCCCCGCCTGGTCAACCGCACGGCGCCGTCTGCCGCGTAGATGACCGTCACGGTGTGGGCATGTTCCTCGCGCAGCAGCGTGGCGAGCATCGATCTGATATCAACCTTGGGCGGAACTTTCATGGTGCCTCCTCTTGTGCGAACAGCGTTCCAGCGGCGCGGTCGCGCTCGAGAGCGGCGGCGCAGGCATGACGCTCTCCGCGTCGCGCCCAGCCGAACTCCGGCCGGCCCTGATAATCGCGATCAAACACAAACCACGAATAATCCGTCGTGCCACCACCAACACGCCCGCCGGAGACCACCACTGCGCCAGGCGGCATCGACGGCCGGGGCGAGGCGCAGTCTCGATCGGTTGCCATTTCATGGGGATGTCTCCTCGCTGGGTGGCCCAATGGGCAGCAGATGCTCCAGGAATGGCCCGCAATCGCCTTAGGAGCGATACTGGTGAGAAATTTTCACTCTGACCTACTGGCGTAATGGATAGACAAGAAAAACTCATCAGCGGGCTTCCTATTGCATTTTCGGTTCGCTGAGCGCGTTCGGCAGCCGTCCGAGCTGGCGCGCCAGTGATAGCGACAACAGCTCACCATGCCGCCCGCGCACGGGCTCGAGGCCGGCGGCGCGATATTCGCGCTCGATCAGATGGTGACCATGTTCCACCACCGCCGCCGCAATTCGCGAACGCGCCTCGGTATCCGCAGCGACGGTCTGTGCCGCATGCTCACGTAGTTCCGATGCAAGAGTCTTGAGCTTGGTGCTGACCCGCAGCCGTTCCTCATCGCTGATCTGCGTCGGCCCACGACGCGCATGCAGCACCTCGAAGATATCGCGCACCTCCCTGTGCACGGTGGCGCAATAGCTGCTTGCCAGATGTCGCAGTTCGATCGTGGACGGCGGGAATGCGAGCGAAATGCCCGGGGCCTGCCCGAGCCGGATCGCCGCACAGGCCCGCAGGCAGGCCCAGGTCGGCACGCCGGCAAGCTCCTGGACGTACTTGGCCACCACTGTTTTGACGTCCTCGTTCGGCCGCAGGGCATTGCGGTAGCACGCCAACAGGTCGGCGACCGCCGCCCCGACCGCACGGCGGTCGTGATCCGATAAGTGCTCGATCAGCAGCCGGTACCGCGCCGCAAGCCTCGCCCGCTGTTCAGGCGTCGGCCACCGATCCGGCATCAGCACGCGTTGGCCCTGATCGCGGTGGGAACCGGACAGAAAATACTCCACCAGCCGCGCCACCTCGTCATCGCGCGCCGGAATCGGAAACGAACTTGAGCCCGAACTGCTCGTCGTCATCGCAAGCTTCGTCATGTTTTGCCCGTCTGAGTTCTTCCGCGAGTTCGATGAAACTGTTGTGGCGCCGGGAGGCGGCCGGACTGTCGCGCGGGTTGCCGCTGGCGGCGTAATCCTCGAACCGCCGCTGGTTCAGCCATGTCACGGCTTGCGCGATGTAGCGCGAGTTGACCTCGCCGCGCCTGGCGTGGTCCTCCGCACAGCGGCGGGCGCTGGCGATGATCGCTGCCGGATCAACGCCCGATTTGACCAGGGCCTCGAATTTTCGACGTGCAGGCGCCTTCGGGTTCGGTCCGTCGCGTTTCGGATAGCAGCGCCAGAATTCCTCGAACTCATCCTGCGCGCACGGTCGCGTCGCGTCAGCGACCGACCATACGTGCAACAAACTCTGACTATCATATTCTGAATGTGATTGTGGTTGTGGTTGTGGGGCTTCGCGTTCTGTTGGCTGTTTGCTTCGCGTTTGCTTCGCGGTTTGCTTCGCGTTTGCTTCGCCACAATTTGCTAAGTGTTTGTTGGAATTTATGTTTTCGGTTGCGTCTTTGCTTCGCGTTTGCTTCGTTAGAATGCGTCGTCGCGCACCTGAAACGAGGCCTCCGCGCCGACCGTTGCGCGATTTCTGCGCAGCCTTTGCCAGCTCGGCATCGATGCGTTTGTGCGTCCAGCCCGGCTCGAACAATTCCGCCAAGGTCTTCTTCACACCGGCCCATTCTTCCGCGTTAAGGCCGGCAATGCGGGCAAGCCTCGCGTCATCATCCGGCAGGCCGGAATGCTGCCAGTAGTGCATCATCAGCAGGACATACGCACCGTGTTCAACAGTGGTGAGGTGCTTGGTGTCGGCGAGGTAGTCCCCGACATAGAGCGGCATCCAGGGGCGCTTCATGTGGCCTGTCCCTGTGTCATGGTGCATGTGCCTCCTGGTGATGCGCGGCGCAGTAGGGACCGTCGCGCAGCCGTTCGCGGCCGCAGAACCTGAATGGCGGCTCATCGCCGAACGGCCAGCGGCAATGGCACGGCTCAAGCTCCAGGAATTCGACCAACAGCGGCGGCACATCGGCAGCGCCCGGTGTTGGTACGCGGACCGGACGCGCGATCGCGATCCGGGCGTCCATTTCTCGGGTGAGCCGCTGGGGAAGGCCGCGCCGGCCGCCCCGCGGCCGATGACCACGATAGATGCCGCCACGCGCCAACCTGGCCTGCACGGCAGAGCGGCTGACGGCGCCCTGGAAGCTGCGGGAAATGTCGGCTGCGGTCATGCCTTGCCGCCACATGGCGACCGCCTCCTCGAACCGCTCCGGGGTCCAGAAGCTCATCGCACCCACCGATAGGCAATCACCTGCGCGCGACGGTAAGTGCCGACGCCAACAGCGTTGTTGTGGTTGCCGGACAAGAGCACCGGATCGTCGCCGTCATAGCTCTGCACGATGCCGACATGGCCGCCGGTCCTGCCGCGCTTAAGCACCGCCACACAGCCGATGCAGCCGTGCCGTGCAGGACGCCCGATATTGACCCATTGCCGCGCCCGCCACAGCGAGCGATCGTGTGAGAGGCCGAACTGGGATGCGAGCCAGCAGCCGCACCAGCGCCGCGGCGGACAATGCGACGGCCGCCCGTCCGCATGCGAGATGCCGATCGCGAGCAGGTTCACGACGAGCGCCAGCATCAGCGCCGCGAGCACCAGCATGATGGCTTCGATGCGCCGGATCATGCTGCCTCCCGCCGCCGCGCGTCGAGCACGGTCCATCCATACAGCGCGATCAGGAGCGCATCGGCGCGCTGGTGGTCGAGCTTGCGCTTAAGCAGCGCGTGCGCATTCGGGATGAGGCGGATCGCCGCCTGGCGGTGCCCCTCCTTGTCGTTGCCCTTGAGCCCCCACATCGCCTGCCATTTGCGCGGCACCACCAACGTGCAGGGCACGCCGCACAGCGCCACGGTGGCCCGGATCGCGCCGACGCCGAGCCCGAAGCGG